GATTGATTCTTAATCGGCACGATATTGCCGTTACGGTCGGTTAAAACGCCCGTGTTCGTCAAGCACCATTTCAACAGTGGATTATTGTTGTACACAACCCGTTTCGCCTGTAAGTCCACGCCTAACATCTGCATAGGCAATGATAGCGTTTTCGCGCCCTGTATGCACCGCTCCATTCTAAACCCCTCGGCGGTCATTTCCTGTACCCAATATTTCGCGCTGTAACTGTCATAATACACCCACGCAACCGACAAACCCGCCTTTTTTACCATTTCTATAAACCACGCCGTAACGTCCGAATAATTGATACAATTTCCCTCGCACAACCGCAAAAGCCCTCTGTCATACCATGCGTCATAACGGATATGGTCTATTTTTACCCGGTCGGCTAAATTGTCAGACGGCAACCAATACATTTGATGTATGTACTTCTTATCCTCTCCCGGTTTCATCATTAGCACTGTCGCGCATGTCAAATCCGTTGTAATAGACAAATCCGCGCCGCCGATAGCGAACGCGCCCCGGAATTCCTCTAAATCGAATGTTTCCTCGTTGTTTATATCCTCGTAACTAAGCCACGCCGTTTTAGCTGTTTCCCGGATATTAAAATCTTTTGTTAAAATGCCGGATAAATCGGCGGGATTGTTTTTTGCCCTCTCAACCTTGAATTGTAAATCACTAATCTTTTTTATATTCCCCAACGCCGGGTTAGCTTTCATCCACGCCGCCGGATCCGTCCACTCATCCCGGCTGTCAAGCTCATAAATCACCGGAAAAAAGCTGTTATCAATAATCGTACCGTCCGCAACCCCGCAAGCGTATGTATACATATCGTCAAAAATACATTCTCTGACCATCCCGGCGGTCGTTATCATAATCAAAAGCGGCTGACGCCGCGTCCCCTGCGACTGCTTCATAACCTCGTATAAATTCCTGTCTCTAACCCCGTGCAACTCGTCCATGATAACCAAATGGGCGTTCAGGCCGTCCAGCGTATCCGAATTACGCGCCAACGGCTGTATTTTCGAGAATGTTTTCTCATAGTATAAATCGGTTTTGCGCTTTCTGATATGCTTTTTTAGCTGTGGGGATTGTTTCACCATGTTTTGCACTTCTTCAAATATCAATACAGCTTGCGCGTACTTTGTCGCGGTCGAATATATTTCCGCGCCGCCTTCGCCGTCCGCTAACATCATGTACAACGCAATCCCCGCTAAAAGCGTTGATTTTCCGTTCTTGCGCCCCACTAAAAAGAATGATTCTTTATACCGCCGCAACCCTGTTGCTGGGTCTATCACGCCGAAAAGGGCCTCTATAAAGGCTTTCTGAAACAGTTCTAACTTTACCGGCATACCCGCCCATTCGCCTTTGGAGTGCTTGCAAAATCGCTCTATGAATTCTATGACGCGGGTGCTTCTGACAGGGTCAAGGATAAAAATATTGTTATTTATTTCTTCCATAAGGTTACTATACGCCTTTTTCAATCTTTTGCAAGCGGGTATCTCCCCGCTCTGAATAAGCCCGTTATACTCCGAAATATAGCTCATTTGTCCGCACCGTCAATAAAAGCGGCCAATTCGTCTATGTCGCTCTGTTGCGCTTTCTTTGGGAGTAAATCGGTCAACTGTTTTATCAGCGCGGAATAGCGTTTACATAGCACGTCATAATTGCGTACTTCATTACCGCCCGATTCCAGCTTTCGCTTGCACTCTCTCAACGGCTTTTTGAGGAATACTATCTCATCAATGAGATATTCGGCGGCTGTCTGCTTTTCTTCGGGTACAAGGTTCTTTATGTCCTCTAACTTTATCTGGTCTTTCGTCTTTCTCATCTGATAGTCCCCCTATCTCGCTTCAATCTCATAATAAATTCTCACAAAATCATGGAGAGGAAAAGAAAACTCCTGGCTCGCTGTTGAATAATGTTTTATTTTGGCGGAAATAGGGGGGAGTATATGACGTTTCCCTCCGCGTCAAATGAAATGCCGTCCACCGTCGCGCTCCCCGTTTCGTTATGTTCCGCATTGTGACACGCTTTGCATAAACATTCGAGATTGTCCATGTTTAACGCTATTTCCGGCTGTCGGATATTCCATTTGTCCAGATATATTTTATGATGTGCAATCTCCCCCGCGCCGCCGCAACGCTCGCATATATAATACTTCGATTTCAGGAACACTTTCGACAAATGCCGCCACGCGCGGCTATTGTAAAAGCTATCGTTTCTCATAGGACAAGGCTTTTAATAAGCTGTCAATTACCCGCCGCAATTTATCAGTATCGGAGTTTTCGCCATAATACCATAATTGCAAGATAAACCGCGCGGCCGTTTTTGCAAGCGGCGAATACTCCCCGGCCGCCGCGTATCCGGCCGTGATTTCCAGATACGCCGGGATAGCCGCAAGTAACGCCGTTATCTGTTCGTCATTGTCCGCGCCGTCTATCCGCAATATGTCCCGCGCTTCCTCTACCGTAAATATCGCGCTCATTCCGTTGTTACTGTCAGTTTCACAAACGCGCTCGGAATAAGGGGCTTTCCGTCCGCGACTGCCATTGCCCGATAATCAATCAGGCCGCTTGTAAAACCGCTTTCCCGCGATACCTCAATCGCTATGCCCTCGGGTATGTTCACGCCGTAATACTTGAAATTACCGAACAATATAGTATCATCCGGTATAAAATCGTCAACTACTATCGGAAAACCGAACAAACGTACAACCGTATCATTTTGCCTGTCATTGACAAAAATATAATCGCCTATTGTGGTTTTTGTGCTGTATACGCGATTATACAGCGTATGGCTGGACATAGCGAATTTCGCGCCGTTAGCGTATCCCCTTTGCAATAGTGATATAGCTTTCAAAATATCGTCCCCGCTGAATGTCGCGGTTGAAAAGCTGTTTTCCGCGCCCCACGTCACGCCGGGCAGTATCCCCATCGGCTGACCGCTCCCGGTTCCGCTGATTATCGCGTCCCCCAACGCCGCATTGACGCTCTCGGTCAATTCCTCGACTATGTAACGCTCGAACGCCGCGATACTCATACGTTTCGCCGCAACAGACAGAGAAAAGATTTTTAACAACTCATATCCTGAAAAATTAACCGGGTTCACGTCCGTTTTCTGCCTGTCAACCGCCGTCCCTTCCACATGCCATAACGCCTTGCCCGTGGGCGTTGCGACTGGAACGGTCACGTTTGACGGGATGTTAAAAAGGCGTATCTCACCGAATAAGCCGCCCATTTGCCGCGCTTTTGATATAATTTCGTCAAGCGTGGTATCGGGCACAACCGCCGCCGAATCCGTGAGCGTATTAAACACGTCCGCGCGTTTTTCGGTTCTGACCGCGTTGTATGCCCGCGTTTCCGCCGCTGTGAGGCTCTGCCCCAACATGGACTTGAAAAAAGCGCTTTTGTAATCCGCAACCGTTGTATCCGCGCCCCCGTCGAACGCCGCGCCCGTAATCGGGTTATAATTTTGCAATCCCTTCACCTCTTTATTCCGCGCGTATACTGACGTATCAGCATACGCCGGGAAATTTACCGCGCTGATTTCAAATATCCTATCTATTTTCGTTATTGTCCGCGTGTTATTCTCGAAAATTTCCCCACTGTCCGCAACGGAGAACATAAATGACATTTTCGTCAAATCCCCGCGTTTTACGGCTGTATAGACTTCACGCCCCTGTTCCGTTTCTGGCAAAATAGCCTTGAATTCCAGCCCCGCGCCGGTTGTAGTGAGCGTCATTGTTTTGGGGCTTCGCGCTAACGGAACGTCGGACATATTATGATTGCAACTGAATATTACGCCGTCCATGTTCACGCCGTCCAGCGCCCCGCCCCTCACTATTTCGGTATATCCGTTTACCTCGGCGGGCGTGTCGTATGGTATCGCTAACCCCTCAACTACTAACGGCGTTTCGCCCGCTCTGACTTCACATATCCGCGTTGTCACTATTTTCCCCCTCTCCCTCAATTTCCTGATAAATATCCGCTTTCGCGGCGTTTACATAGTTCAAACTTTGCAACCGTCTGTCACCGTCTGCCACATCCGGCAAAGATAATATTTTCCGGGCCTCGTTTATGGTAAGCAATCCATATGGCAGCAGCTCCCTCAACAGGGATATTCTGGTTTTTGCGCTGGAAAACTCCAGCCGCTCCCCTCCAAAAATGATTTCCCGGCCAAATGCCCGTTCTCTGGGCGTGAATATCTTCCGCGTGAATTCAAGGCTCATTTGCAACGCTAACGGCTCTATGACGCTTTCATAAAACGCCGCGAATTCATCCTCACTGTATTCGCCGGATACTATTTTCGCGGATATGTTCAAATATGCGTATATCTGATTTTGTACGGCGGTAAGTTGCGCTGTGTCAATGGTTACTGGATTTGTATTTATCGGCGTGTATGACAATTTCGCGTCTGTCATCGCAACTCCGCCGCTGTTTTTGATTTGTAAATAGTCGTTTACAAAAGCGTCTTTTACCTGTTTGAGTTTTTCATCACTCAAAACCATATCCGTTTTGAGAATCCCCC